GCACTATCGCCTAGCGGTTCGCCAAACGATTCAAGTTGTCTGCGGCTAATGCTCATATCTTCACTTCCAAAATTTCATACACGGAACTAAAGCCCAGCTTCATCTTATAGAGTCGCGCCTGTGCAGCCTTTGCAGCGCACCTAACGCTAGAGCATCCAAGATTTGAGGCTAGCTTTACGACTTCGCCCCAGAACTCTTGAAAGTGACCATTCGGGGCATAAAGGTCAGTCACAAACAGAACACGGACGTTAGGCAGTTGGTCAACCCGAGCCACTGCCCATCCAACTACATTTCCGTCATTAACCATCCTGAACAGTTGCCTCTCACCGCGAGACAGAATCAGTTTCAGTTGGTCGCCGGTAATCTCGTTTCCTGATTGGTCACAAGCCAAAGTGAGATTAATAGCCCCTTCACGCCATGCTCGATCAATAAACGTGCTAGGGACCGGCTGTAGTTCCATTAATTACCTGTCAAAAACCTGCATTGCAACCACGTTCCAGGGGTTCCGCTTACCGTGCAAATCCAGCCAAAAATGACATACTTACTGCCGCCTGAACCTAGCTCACTAGGTGCGCTATTGCGGATAAAGTCGCCTTGGTTCCACGTTCCAGTGGTCGGGTCTGCTGTGTAAGCGTTATAAACAGCACTCAACTTGCCTTCCGACAGGTTATTAACCTGCGTTGCGTGTTCGCGCAATTCCCGTATCAAAACAGGGTCTTGCTGGACAATTCGCGGCGTTGTATTGAGTTTGCCCATTTGATAGGAATTTTATATCAGGCTTGACAAATAGGCAAGTTATCGAACAGGCTGACCGTTACGCTCAAAAATCTTCAAAAGGCTTTCATTCCCCGGAAACACCACGAAATTACTAGTTCCTTGCCCTGTGCCGCGAGAGCCTCCGTCTAGGTAGCGGATGCCGGGGATTCCTTGTTCTCGCAACTGATCGGCATGATTTCGCCCAAGCCATTGCACAAAGTCTTCCCCGCTTTGGTTCATCGCTGGTTGCAATTTACCGCCTACGCTAGTAGACATGCTGTTTAGCTGCGGGTTAATTTTCAACACCGCCGCCTGCACTTCCTTGCTATGCTGACTCAGCGGTTTATCCCAATCCAGCATTTTTGCTATGGCTTCATCGGGGAGGTCTACTTTGTAAAGCGCGCCTTCTGGTTTAATAGTTTTTACTATTGGGCGCTCGCCAGCATCTAATAATTTTAATGCTTGTTTTGCGGAATCGGCAACGGATTTTGCCCCTCCCGGTCTAGCTAATACAGCAAGAGACTGCCGCGCAGCTTCAACATTTCCAGATTCGTCAGACAATATGCGCGCCAAAAAATGTTTTGGAATTCCTGAATCAAGCAATTGCCCATCAACGTAATCATCAGAATGTGTTAATGCTGTTTGATATGCTTTTGCCACATCCGGCGATTCAGCAAAATACAACCCATGCCCGTAAGCCTGTGCGCCCTCACCTGTTCCAATCTTGGAAGCATCAAACTTGTCGAACTTGTGCGGTGAGCCGTGCCAAACAATAGCGCCAGTTTCAGGGTTAAGCCTTCTGGGAATCATTGCATTTTGCACCATCTGATTAATGCCGGATGCAATTTGCGGAGCTTTTGCAACGATCATTGTTGGCGCAAGCAGTCCTGCGGTTTCACCCGCAATTCTTGCAGTTCCTTGAGGAACATCGCGGATTAGACCTCGTTGCTTCATCCATTCAGAGCCACCAACGGGAGCTTTACTAACTGGAATACCAAGCAAACCAAGACCAGCATTAATAACGTCAACTGGACCGGCTACGTTGCCAGCAACTGTATTGCTTGCGCTTTGCAGAAAATCTAGAAGTCCAGCCATTTATCTATCTCCGGCAGGTTTCAGAATCGGCCTAATAGCACTTGCCCTGACATTGCCTGTAAATTCAAAAGTAGCTCTGTGCCAGCGTGCCTCTTGGAAGGTGTCAAACTTGGTATCTTCTTCTGATACGGTTTGTCCCGTGGTCAGTGCATCGCCCTCTCCGTCCTTAAAGAAGAACGTAGCCGATGCGGTAGCGGGAGCAAACCCCGGCATATAACGTAGGCGAACCTGCGTCATTAGCGTGCGTGCGTCATCGTCGCCAGCGTCGCCAGTGGTAAAGCTAGAGTTACCCGGCGTGCCGGTCAGCGTTTGAAGCTGATTGGACGAATTAAAGACGGACAGCGCGGAACCACCTTGCAGCCAATATTGCGAATCAAACGACACATCAGGCAGCGTTTCAAACGTAGCGCCGTAATCGTCCCATGTGTCAAACGTAGCACCGGATTGGATGTATTGCAACGCAGACTGAACAGAGCGATTAGATACGCCCCACTGCTTAGTAATCGTGTGATAGACCAAAGCACTATCACAGGAATCCGAGCTATTGGACGGGAAGAACACCCATACACGGTTATTCTGCCGGTCAAAGACACATTGCGTCTTGAATCGAGCAGCGGGGTTACTGTTGTCTAGGAACCATTGGCGTACCGTGGAATCAGCAGCAGGAACGGGGCGCGTACCGTCAAAGAGCCAGATGTTATCGTCGCCAATGACAAAATGCACCCCTCCGAGGTCGCACCAAGCCTCTTTACCGGTACATCCTGCATCACCGCCAGGAATCAAAATCCAATCCCAAATAGCAGGCGCACCGACATACTGCCCAAGGTAGATGCCTTTAGCCTTGTAGGCTATGGCATAGTCGCCCAAACGCCCGCCAGCAGTGATAATGCCGGGTGCGTCTGTCAGTCTGCCGGATGCGCTTTGCGTGGTTACGTTCTCGGTCCAATCGGTTTCGTCAAATGACGCACAACAGTGCCATTGGTCTGTAGCGGAGTCCGTGTTAAGCGCCATGACAAACGCGCCTACGGTAAACACAATCTCTGCCTTTGGTGCATTAGCAATGTCAGCAAAAGCACCCGTGCTAACGCTGCGCTGCATCACATCGGTTTTGTTGGTGGCGATAGTCGCGTTACCAAACTGCGCTAAGTACAAGCGCGTATCAGAGCCGCCTGTGTAGTTACCTCCTACAGTGCGTGTAACGTCGCTCCAAGCCCCTGCGGAAAGCTCGTATAGTTTTGTAGTTGTTCCTGCGAAGATGCGGCGTGTACCATCAAGCAGCGTGACAACAGCAGCGCCAATGCAAGGATTTGCCAGAGCAGGAACGTCAACAGGGGTAACCGCAGACGGGCCAGCGCCCATGCTGTTGCGGTAAGGGATGAAGTTATAGCAGTCAGTAATGACACCCGGCGTGGTCGGGTCAGCGTCAGGAGCAAAGCCTAGTAGCGGCGTCATGCGGGCCTCACTTGCAGAGAAGCACCGTATTTACGCTGATTGTTGTCGCGCACTACTCGATCAATCGCTTGTTCATAAGCCGTTTGCCTTACCTGTGCGTTTGCTTGGTCGCGGGCAAAGATGAATAGCTGCATCATCGTGCCGTGCAGGTAAGCATCTGGGTAACGGGTAATCAGCGCGTTAGTTGCATTGCCTGCGCTCAGTCCGGTAAACGATGCCATGTAATTCAACGTAGCGGTTCCGTTTAGGCTTGTAGCAAAGACGATGTTTGTGCCTTTAATCGTGTAGAAATTAGGCATGCTAGCCGTAAGCACCAAGGCATCAAACTTGTCAGGCGATAGGTATACTAGCGGACGGTTAGTGTTCCCATCCCAATAGACGTTACGCATGCCGCGATAGTCGCTAGGAAGCGCAGCAGAGCCAGCCGTAACGGTAAGCGTAGCCGTATCCTCAAAATCTACGTTCTTGAGCCGTACTTGCATATCAGCTTCGCAAAGCTGGATGAAGTTAGGAATGTCTGCTGCAATATCAGAGCGAAACGAATGCCGCGTTACTGCAGATACAAGCTCAGAATAGTTGCTAATGCTCATCGCGCCCTCACTAGGACATTAAAGCCCATTGCTGTTGCTTGGAATGAATGAAGCTCAAAACGCTGCATGATCTTCGGTAGCCACCATCTATCGGGCTTTTGGATCAGGTGCGCGTTTCTTCCGTCTGATAGAACTTTTTTGGCGGGTCCTGTATGTACCGTAAAGAATCCACATTTCTTGGTCAGCATCATCAAATCGTCTAGCACGTTATCAAGCAAGTCAGGCTCGATATGCTCCAGAACATCAATGCAAGTCACCAAGTCGCAAGGCTCTTTGAACGAAAACTCAGGCACAGCAGGGTCATAGCCGATGTATTCGCAATCACGCTCTACACGCAGCACCTTGAGCAGATTACGCATATAGCCGCAGCCATAATCCAGCATGCTGTTGCATTCCATTCCGTCAATGATGTTAGAGACAATATCGCCATATTGCAGGCTTGCAGTACCGTAGTTGCCTTTGGCGTGAAGGGCTTCTTGTTCTTTGCGGTAGTCTTCGCTAATCAGTTGCATGTGTAATCCTTGCATTGGCAGAAAACCAATCTCCGGCATGGGGCGCGTCTTTGTAATGTGCAAATCCGGGT